GAAGTACTTGAGCAGCCGTTTTATTGGCGTATACATAGGTGTCCTTATTTTTAAAATAACGTAATTGATCGTAGCAAGTAACACTAATAATACGGTTGTTGTTTCGCTTTTTCGTGAAGACAAAGCCAAAGAAAATCTTGTGTCCATCGTAATCAAAACGAACCGCATCTCCTTCATGGAATCCTAACACTTCATCTTTCACAATGTTGAATGTAAGCTTACCTGGTGAACCTTTCCTATGCGTTTCCCACTCGATGCCTTCCTCTACAGCGCATTCAAAAATACGACCTCTACTCATAATAAAAAGCTGTGATTTAGCCAAGTTTAATCACCTGCCCAGGTTTTATAATGTTTGGGTTGCTAATGTTATTAAGCTTTGCGATTTCAGGATATTTGGATCCATCACCTAGCTCCTTTTTGCAGATAGCCCACAACGTATCACCTTTTATTACAGTATAAGTTTTAGGTGTCTCTTTGCCTGTTGTAGGACGTTTTTGTTCTACAACTGCCTTTTGTGTTGTCATTGAGCTAGTAGCCTGTGTAGCAGGCTGTACGACGATTCGTTTATTACCGTATGCTCGATATTGTTTTAATTGAATATTAACCATTACGTCAAAGCCATTTTCTGCTGATTCGTTAATCTCGTAATCTTCTATAGTCACTGTCATATTGGTGTCAAAAAGTAGATTACCGTTAGGCATAGCGCGGTTGACGATAAATTGAAAAGGCTTATCAGAAATCTTTAGTTTTTCAAGTTTGTCGAGATAAAATGTAGCTGGTTGAAAACCATTCGGATAAACAGCAAACGGATATTTGACGTTTGGGAGTAATACCTCAAAGTCAATATCCGTTAGCCCTGGCTTCTTTATTACATTTACTTCGCCTTCATTCATCAATACAATTGTTTCGTTGCGCCCATTGATGCGAGTACTTAACTCAGAAGGTGCAACAGGAAACTGTACACCATCTACAAAAAAGTTATACATCTGTTGGACCTCCCTCCGCTAACATTTCTGCTACTTCCTCGGCACGTTCACCGAAACGATCAATAACTCCGTCAATATCCATTTCGCTGTTGATATGATTTTCGTTTTTCATGTCGATATTAATTTCAGCAGTTGTATATCGATTGATTGCTTCACGTTCAGCGATGTCTCGAAGATATTTTAAATCTTCACCCGAGCTCTCCATTGACTTAGCCATTTTTGCTGTATTGCCAGCTGTTTTGTCACCGTTACGGTTTCCTTTGTCTAACTTGTCGCCAACTCCACCAGCATTTAATGCTTTATTGATAGCATCTTCAATGGCCTTATCTTTATTACTTTCTTCCTTATCGGAATTAAATAAATTATCTCCCCACTTTTTCCCAGTGTCCCAAGCCTCGCCCAAAGATTTCATTTCCATCCTAGGGGCTTCCCAGTAGTCATCAGGAGCCTCGCCTAACCAATTTTTTAAACCTGCTTTGATACCTTGTAAGTCACTTGTGATTGATTTTCTATGGTCGAACGTACCCTTTTGTTCCCATCCTAGTTTTGCTGTAAGACCAGACGGCAGCATACTAATGAAGCCATTCCAAGCTTCAATGGCACGGTTAACAGCATCAATAATTGCATTTACAAAATTAGTAGCGAACTTATCCCATCCGCTTGTCATAGATATAGCATAATCTAAGACATTTGATGCTAAATTGTAAAACAACCTTTTCACTGCATATGTCTTATCTTTAGAAACATTTGCGAAATATTCCCAGAATGAAGCGAATATATTCCACCAGAAAGCAACTTTATTGTAGATATAAGCTCCTAATACCATGAATGCTCCAGCAATTATTCCAGTAGCACTTATCGATGTTCCTGCAAAATGATTAATCGCAGCAATTGCTAAATAAAATATACCGATTAGAGCAATTATTAAAATAATAATCCAAGTTAATGGGCATGCGTATAATGCTGCATTTAATCCTTCTTGGGCTACAATTAACACTAGAATTGCTGCTGTTTGAGCCCACGATACAACAGTACTCCAAATTTTTGCGGCAATGTCTTTTAAAGTGGTTAACCAAGCAATTCCCATTGTAGAATTATATACAATTAAGGCTGCTACAACACCCCAAATAATAGGTTCTATCATAGACCAGTTATCATAGAGAAAACTACCAATCCCCATAAAAATATCCATAGCGAATGTAGCAACTATAGCCAGATTCTCAATTGCTAATGTAATATTTTCCATCATTTGTTTTACTTTATCGCTATTAGCCATATCATTAATTTTTTGCAAAATAGGATTAAAAGCTCTGAGTGCCCTATCTGTCATTACTGTCCAAATACCTGACCAAGTTGCAGGCATCTTACCGAATGCCGCGTTTGTTTCTTCGGCTGCATAAAACATCGCTTTTTTAATGATGTCTGCCGTAATAATACCGTCTGATGCTAGTTTTTTAATGTTAGATGAATCTATATTCATTGCTTCTTTTAGGTATCGTTGAATATTAGCCACAATGGGTTGTGCGTTATCTAGGATGGCGTTTAATTCTTCGCCTTGTAATACTCCTGCTGCCATTGCTTGGGTTAATTGGAGCATAACAGAATCTACACCTTCTACTGAAGTACCAGCAATCCTAAAAGTTTTATTAATTTGCTCCGCGAAAGCTACAATCTCTGTTGTATTACTAAATGCTGCCGATGCCTGCATCCCCAATTTACCTACCATATCCGCTGTGGATTGATAAGATGTATAAGTTCGTTGTGCAGAATCAAAAATCATTTTTTGTAATTCCGATGTTGTCATAAGCATGTTGTTAACGGTATCAGCAGCTTCTGCATTTTTATGATAACCACTATTCATCAACTCAAGGCGAGCTTGCGTATTAATCATTTCATCTGATAAACCAACAATATTTTTACCCGTTTGAAATGACAAATACGCTGCGGCTATCCCCATGATTTTATTCAATAATCCATCAGCTGCATTAGTACCGTCTCGAATATTATTATTAAAACCATTCTGAGCTCTACCTGCATTACGAACTTCATTTTCAATCCTATTAAATTGTTCGGCCGCTCTCGCTAATTCTCTTTGAGCCAACTGCACACTGGATGTATCCATCATTTGCCCAGATGCTGCGTGCATTGCTTCCATTTGAGTGACCATCATAGACACAGCATTATGCATGGCACGCATTGGTTGACTTAAACGGTCCTGAATTTGAATAGCTGTTTGGATGGTTGCCATGTCATCAAATCCTTTTTTTGCATAATAAAAAGCACTCTAAATGAGTGCTTTAGTTTCTTTAGAACATCTTTTGAACAAGTTGTTTATAAAATTTCTCGTCTATTTCAAGAAGGCTTCTCTTTCCATCTTTGAATTCAATAGCTAATACATGAGTGCCCTTGTTTTTGGCAGTAAGTCCAGCTAACAAGCCAACAGGTCCTAGTAAAGCACCACCAACTAAGCCTCTTGTAATACCAGAAGTTGCACTTTTTCGATGCTCTTCAGTAATAACTTCATAACTTTCAACTGTTGTCTTATCAAGATTTATACATTTTCCAAAACTAATACTTATAGCAGCATTACCTAGTAGGTTGATAATCATTTTTCCTTCATAGTCACCAGCAATTACTTTATTTTTTGCCATTTTTTATCCCTCCTCATAAATAAATATACCTAATATGGAGAGATTTCACTATATCAAATTGGCATAATTGGTTATTTATCGCTTTCTCCGTCCTCTACCTTTGCCTTTTCCGCCTTTTTTTGCTTCTAAACCATATCAAAACATTACTAAAGGCATTCTTCCTTTTCTGTCTAATATTGACAGCATGGAGGAGGTGATGAAAGGAAGCTGCTTCTAAACTCTCAATCACTTCTTTACCTTTGATTGGTGATTTGGCAAAAGATTTTATTTCAAAAAATATTGGATTATAATTGTTTAATTCCGTTGAATTCATCAATTAATAATTGATTGATTCTTGATAAAAAACTTGAAATCTCTTGAGGTCCAAATAAATTTGTTAGGAATTTGAAATTTACAATAACCTCTTTTTCTAACAACATTCCTTGGGTATTAGTTGGTTCTTTTATTTCATAACCATCGATGAATATTTGTGTATAATTTGATTCCAAACCAGTCACTGAACTTTCTGTTACTGACAGTTTATCTATTGTTGCTTCTAGCTTGTCTACAAAGGAATCTATACATTTATCAATAGATGATTGATTCAGTTCGTTAATTTTTAATTTTAATTGCTCCACAAGTTCTAATGACTCGTGGAGTAATGGATTTAATTTCTCAATATTTTTAATATCTATTTCTAAAGATAGTTTATTTAAAGGCATGACTTACTCTCCTCCCTATCGTTTTTTACCTCTCTTAGTACCTCGTTTCGCTTCACGCTCATTCTTTTCATCTGCTGCCATTTTAATTTGTACAGCAGCTATAACAAACGCTTTTTCGTATCTTGGTAAGTTATCAAACTCGGACGGCCACTTACGGAGCTTATGTAGACAGTAATATGCCACATTAGCCTCGTAGTCACCGTCCTCAATTAGTTTTTTGCTTCTTCGACAATTTCGTCCATTCCAACGTCAAAGCCATTAATTTTTTGGACAGTAGCTAAGTACTCGTCATACTCTCCTGGTAACAACATTTTTTTCAATAGCTCTTTTGCTCCCATTACCTTATACGAGTCTTGTAACGCCTTATCATTAAGATTCGGGAAAACAGTACATCTTGCGGCTAAATCAGCTAAATAAGCTGTATAGTTCGTTTCTGGCATCATCACACCTTTTTTGCCAGGCACTGGCATACGTTTTGTATTGTCTTTACGTAGTTGATCATCTTCTTCAGATGTAATTGCTGCAACTTCCCATTCCATAGGTTTTTTTGTTTCAGGATCAACAAATCGTTTAGATACTACTACCTTTTCGTTTTCTGGCTTTAATGCGTTTTGCGCTAAGAATGCAGTTAAGTTAGACATGTATAATCACCTTATCCTTTTTGTTTTTGTAATTTAATAAGAGCCTGCCGAAGCAAACTCTTATTGCATTTCTGGTAAAATTGAAAATTCCTCTGGCATTTCGAATCGTTCGAAAGTGAAATCGAATGAATCCTCTAAGTAATCTGAATCAGCATCTAATGACGCAACAATACCACCATCTATATTGCAATCAATCAATATTGTTGTCTGTCTTCCAACTTGAGAAGAACTATCTTCATTCGTCACTTGAATGTCAAAGTAAGTATCTTCTCCAGTATCTTGATAGTGCTTCAACATTTTTCTAAAAATCGATGTATTGAAATAAAATGTTGCGCTACCCGTATTTTCAACCCCTGTTGCCTTATTACCCTTTGCCACTTGCCCCATTATAGGAATTTGGGTTTTTGTCTTTTCTGACCTAGCTTCTAAATTGATTAATTGGGCAAATTTATAACGATTCCCATCGATTGTCACCCATGCTACACCTTGAGCACCATGAACTGCATCACGAGCATGCATGGTACTCTCAGCAAAGTATTGAAGATCTAATGGAATTAAAATTTTGTTTGGTTTCAAATTGATTCCCTCCCTACGCTACAGTTGTTGTGATATAAAGCTGTGACATAGCTACCGTAGGAGTCACGACTTCATTTACTACAACAGCTTTTTTAGAATTACCTTGTGCCACAGTTAGTTCGTCTTTGTTGTAATTTTGAATAGCTCGAATACGTTGCATTTCCATTCGATGAGCGCCAATATCATTCCATAACGAAATGCGACCATCCTGATCATTCGGTACCTGCCCTAGATAACGAGTGTTAAATAATTGCGCTGTATCGATTGCAATTTGATCTAATACACGGATAACTTGGTTCATACTGAAATCCTCGTTTTTATCCACTGTAAACGATGTAAATGTATTCACATCTTCAAGAACACGAATTTCGTCACCTACACGATGGAAAACATATTTGCCACCTTTTAAAAGTGAAGTAAGTTGAGCTTGGGTCTTCGTTTCAGACAAATCTAGCGTGAATTCACCATCGTATTTCTTGTTGGTGTTGGATTTATTTACAGCGACGCCAGCTTGTGCGCCAGTTGCCCAGTACACTCCACCGAACACTTCTTCATCAGTGCCTATAGCATCGTTTTGCACATCGATAACGCCCTCATGGTCTGTAGTGCCAAGTTTATGTCCTACTAGTTGAAATTTAGCGCCCACTTGATCACGTAAACGTTTCGTATATTCTACATATAAAGATTTAATTACCTTATCTTTAGATAAGCATCCCAGTGTATTAAAGCCATAAGCTTCTAATGCATCTAACGCCTCT